GTTTAATTACCACATAGAACCCAACGTCATCCACACCTGTTTTGTGTATAGTACCGTTTTTGTCTCTATATGACTCTATTACCTCCCCGACCTGAACGTTTGAATGATTTGACATTACGTTTCTGTAATTTGTTTCTCCCATAAATTTGTGGACTGCATCATCTAGTGCTTCTAATGTAATTAAGTCATTTTGCTTGTCAACAACTTCTATTGATGCATATCCTCCTATAATTAAATCGTCTGATTTTAGTATATCAAAAAAGCCTTCTCCACTCTTTAGTAATAGTCCTTCACTACTAAGCATCAACTCTAGCCTTTTCTTTTACTATATCAACGATTTGCTTCAGGAGGATATGGCAAATCTTTGTATTTGTCATTAGAAATGTCTTGTAAATCGCTATCTCCCTTGTAATCTAGCATATCCTGCTTTTTTCCTGTCCATGCTAACCATGCTCTTTTCTCGTTTACAGGAACAACACGGAAGTGCATTCTTGTCTCAAACTTATCACCCATTATTTTGTATTCGTGATATCCATGTTTTTGCATACCGAACACCAATTTACCTTCATCTAGAATAGTACCTTCATCAGAATACTCTCCCACTATCGCTGGATATTTTCCAGATTTACCAAACAAGTCGTAGATATCATCAGTATCATCCAATCTTATTGACCAAACATTTCTCATTTTATCTGCGTCTATTACTAAATCTACATTACCGTCTTCTTTTCTGATAATCCTAAATTTTCCAGTATCATCTTTTATCAGAATATTCTTATCCGCCTTGAATGATTTTTTCTTAGGGTCAAATAATATACCATGTCTACTTTGTGCGATTAGCCATTTTTCTAGTTCTTTGGGATTACCCTCAAAAATTTGTTCAAACGGTTGGGCTAATTCAGGTTGTTTACCTACCCATTCCATTATTCTATCCATCGTTGTAACTGCACCCTGTCTCTCTAGTAGAAACTCCCTGATTCCATTGCGAAAGTCTTCACGAACCTTCTTTATTTCTTTATCCACTTGTTCCTTCCATATATCTATGTCAACTAATGCATTCTTTGCCATTAGTTTGTCTCCCTTAAATCCATAGAGGGTAAAACCATCTAGATTTTCCTTTAGTATTATTTCTGCAGAACCATGAATGTTATCGGTGATGTAATATGATTTCTTAGCATCCTTAACTCCGCTAGTTACTCTAAATGCCCTACCTACATCTCTAGCGACTTCAGGTAGTGCCGCAAGAGATTTCTTTGTCTTAGTGGAAAGTTGCTCTAGTGTTTCTAGTTTGTCAGGAGAATCAACTTCGGGTATCTCTATTAGTTTGGCTGAATACAGACTGTATTTTCCTTTAGTCTTCTTTACCTCATCTACCTTCACTCTAATTATAGAACCCACTTGGACATTCTTCTTAGTATTCAATGCCTTGCCCACTGGAATGTAATTCTCGCCATCTATTTCTACTGTGTTATTCTCTTCAGCGTATTCTATTGACACTGGCCCGATTCCCATAGTGTACGAATATAGGTTACTTTTCGTCTTACTCTTATCCAATACTATAACATCTAAGTCTACAAACTTCTTCCACTTAATCCACTTTGGATTCTTTTTAGTTCCTCTGTAGTAAGTGGATTCTATGTCCTTTATCACTACTCCTTCTGAAGTAGGCAATGCCATTATGTCCTTAGAGTAGTTATCTACTTCTTTAATCGAATCTGCTATTCTAGTGTCTTTCTTAGATGGAAATGCCAATGCCTCATCAGAATGCTCGCTGTACTGATAGAATAGAATGTTGATTCTTTCTCTGAGTGGCTCATCAAGGATGTTCTTATCCTCATGTTGCATAATGTCAAACACATGCGCTCTAAGAACACCATCGGTTTCTTTCTTGAATACGTGCTTTACCGTATCTGCTCTATGTAGTGCTTCATCATCCTTGAACAACATCAACTCTGCATCAAAAATGCAATTCTTGAATGCCTTATTCTTCATGGCCTTAACTTGGTCAGGACACTTATCTGTGATATCCTTTTCATTGTAAGAGTATATTTTGATTTCACCGTTGGTCTTGTGTATCTGTATTCTCATTCCATCGTATTTCTCTTGGACTACCCATTCGCCAGTAAACCCCTTCAACTCATTCAAATCGTCAATCTCAAAGATTCGATACATTGGCTTATTCGGAATAATAAACCCCAAGCGGTCATCATCCTCAGACTTGCTGATGTCTAATTCAATTAGGTTCTCCCAATTATCCTTGTCGTATTGTTCGTTGAACATTGTCTTGAATTTAGAAAAGAGACTCTTGAATTTGGATTTCAATCTCTTAGTATCTACATCATCGCCGTAGTGTTCACTTAGATAGATAGGAATATCCTTTGGCTCCAAATCTAAACCTAGAACGCCTTGCGTTATATCGTCTGCCTTGAATCCATGACTCTCCAGTAGTTTGTCGGGTAGGACATTAGCATGAGAACGCATAGCATAGTGAATAAAGGCAACAAACAAAGAATCGTCTTCCATTAGTTTCTCTACTACTTTGTCTTCTCCTATAGCGTCTGCAAATGGGTCACTTACCCTTCTAGACTTAAACCTCATTTGGCGAATGGACTTATACAGTTTCTCCGCTTGGTTAGA